GCTGGCAGAACGCGGCATAAAATATGTTCAGGATTCGCGCGGCAGCAGCGCTCAGTTCCAGCGCGCTGCCGGATAGCGCAGATACCGTTTTTTTGCCGTCCATGCCGATCTCGACGTGTACCTTCCCGTTATCCATTGGTTTCCTCCTTCGTGTCCAGCATTTCCGCCCGCTCGAAGATCGTATCTGCGAGGCGTCTCTCATCTTCAGCGTCCTGCCTGTAGGTTTCAATTAGGTTTCGCATTTCTGCATCGCCCCAGCCTCCGAACCGCGCTTCGAGCCTTTCCGCCCTCCGGTGATCTTCGTATGCCGTGCAGCGGAGTGCGCACTCGATCACCTCCAGCTCAGTCGCGCTTAAGATCAATCTGTACATGGTTTCTTTACCTCCTGCATCCGCCTGACGAGCCGCGCCAGACGGGCGTTTTGTATCACGAGCTTCTGCGCGTCCATGTCCAGCCCCTTGCGCTTGAGTCCGTTAATGATCTGCGCCGCCTGGCACTCGCACACCAGCGCCGCCTCGATCAGATCATGCAGCTCCTGCGCATCCAGCGTCAGGGTATAGGTCTTTACCTCCGCCATGCGTCAGCCTCCTATCTCTGTACCATCCACCGTGCCAGCTCCGTGAGCGACACCGTGTACTTGTTCCCGATGTGCCGGGCCGGGAACCGCCGGTCGGCCAGCAGCGTCCGCCGGTCGATCCCCAGCGCCGCCTGGCATTCCGTGATCCCGATCGCCGCCCGGCCCGGAAACATATCCGTCAGCAGCTCCAGCTGCGGCCGGTATCCTTCCAGCTCTCTCGGCATCCCCTCACGCCTCCTTCTTCTCGCTCATCAGCTTCGCCGCCGTAGCCACGCCCTGCATATAGGCGATCATGACCTCGATCTGCTGCTGGTTCATGTGCTTCATCTCATGCAGCACACCCTCGACCTGCTTCTTCTGTTCCTCTGACATTGTTCTCACCTCGCTCGGTTCATTCCTTGGTTATACGTTAGCATACCTCAGAACCGTTGTCAAGCATAATTTCATTCCTTGGTTATATTTTTTCTTGACATTTCATTTCCGTTGTGTTACCTTGTGGCTAGAAGGTGGTGAAAAGCTTGAATACAATCAACGATCGAATCGCTTATTTAATCAAAGACCTTGGTATCACAAAAACGAAATTTGCCGAAACCATCAACTTGAGCCAGCCGTTCGTGTCCGCCGTTTGTTCCGGTTCAAAAATGCCCAGTGACCGCACAATCTCGGATATCTGCCGGGAGTTCAACGTCTCCCTCGCATGGTTGGAGGACGGCGAAGGGGAAATGTACGTCCAGCGCAGTGAAAACGAGCGCATGGCCTTGATGTTTACCGACGTTCTGGCCGAAGCCGACGAATCCACACGCAAACGCGGCATTGCAGCCGCCCTCGAAATGCCCCCGGAGTTCTGGGACAACATCCTCGAATACGCAAAAAAAATCACCGGAAGCAAATAACCTGCTTCCGGTGTTCTTTTTATTCGTCAAAATATACAGAAAATCCCGGCAGCGCTTGACCTCACACGGCATTTTCTGTATATTTTGATTGGGGTGGTATTTATGGATATTCCCAAAATCGTCACATACTGCGGTTATGGTTTCATTTCTTGGTTCATCGGCAAGGTCTTGCTCGAAATCCATACAAGAAAATTCCCAGAAGGCCAGCAGGAAACAACGTTCATGTGGATTCTGGATCATGTGTTGATGTGGATTTCGATTGTCTTCTTGGTTCTCGGCGCTGCCGTGAGTCTCGCCGCTTACTTCGTACATTTTGCTGAGTTTTCCCGCCACATGAACAAGTGGGAGCAAAAGGAACGAGACGCATATATGCGCGGCTATGACGACGCGAAAAACGGGCGTGTGTTCCGTCTTCCGCCCCAAGATTAAATCGCAGGCCGTCATTTCACATGGCTGCATCTCCTACAATGCCTAACACAGAGTCAACGACTGCGCTGCAGTCTGAGATGCGGAAATCCAGATACCGCACAGAGATCAGGAAGATTCACACTGAATACCCGTACCATAAAGCCATCGGCAAGAAGAGCCCTTATAACGGAAGAATCATCTGGACAGAAAACGATTACGACTTGTATTGTCACTGCTACGCGCTCTTTCGTATGTACGAGAAAGACATGGCCGAAGCAGACAATAAACTCCTTAATGCCAATGTCAGCCTGTCTTTAGAGCGCAAAGCAAACGCAGAATTTTATGAAGCCGCGTATAAGCGTTTTCGCTTTATGCGCATTGTCATCTATGTGCTTTGCGCCGCGCTTGCTTACTTCGTTTTCCTTTCCCCGTTCTTTTCCTCGTCGGATGAATCCGCTCATCATTCCTCTTCATCTGTATCTTCATCCTCTTCTGCTTCCTCCTCTGAATCTTCGGAGTCTTCTTCTGATTCCAGCGGCAATGGCCCGCAGCGCCCAGATGGTTACAGTTCCAATGAGTACGTTGGGAACAAGAAGAGCCACAGGTTCCACAGATCTTCATGTTCCTATCTCCCAGATGAGGATAACCAAAGAATTTTCAAGTCCAGAGACGCGGCAATCTCCGCAGGGTACGACCCATGCGAGCATTGTAACCCCTAGCTTCCCCGCCGGAACGGTCTCCCATTCCGGCGCTTATTTTATGATGTTCCGCAGGAATCGCAGGATGATTTTCAGCTGATCCAGTGTGGCCCTCTCTAAAATGTTTTCAATCTGTTCCATCGTCTTTTCCATTCCCATCTCCATTTCTCCACAAAATTCCCGTTCATTTTTTGTTAATCTTTGCCTCTTGCTCGCGCCTCCCGAAAGTTGTAAGATATAGGTAGGCGTCACCCGCGCCGCTGGCCGAACAACGGCGCGGGCTTTTGCTTGCGCAGGCGACCGGGAGCCGTCTGTATCTGAAGCATGGCATACGCTGGTTGGGTTTGTAAACCTGTCGGGTTGGTTTTCAGCGTAGGTTTTTCTGAAATCTTACTGCCACAGGTGTGGTTTTTATATATGGAGGGATGGTTTTTGTCAGAAAAATTGTGGGAAACATGCCGCGAAGCAAAGGACACCATGCAGCCGCATAAGACGAATCAGGATATCGCTGACGAATCCGGCGTATCCGTCAATGCCGTCAGCCAATTCCTGCGCGGCGAGACTACGAAGCCGTACATTAATACCGTCGGCCCGATTTGCGCATCCCTCGGCGTATCACTGGATGAGCATTTCGGCGTCCCGCCTGCCGAGCCTTCCGAGCCTTCCGATGCTGAAAAACTCCGCGCCGAGAACGCGTCCCTTCGTGCGCAGTTTGCCCAGCAGCAGAAGTCCCTGCGCATGCACCGGCTTGTGACGCTCATCCTCTTGGGTATTCTTTTGCTGTGTGCCCTTGCGCTTGTGGTCGACGCGCTCATCCCATCGATCGGCTGGATCCGCACATGAATAAAACCGCCCCGGCCGGCGCCGGAGCGGTATTCTTGGAGGTTTTACGATGCCAATTCCCAAATACTACGTCAGGCCGGACGGCCTGCATGAATCCATCATCACAGTCAATGGCAAGCGCAAAGCGTTTCGCGGCAAGACAGACCGCGAGGTCTGGAATAAGATCAAGGCCTACCGCGCTGAAGCCGAGAAGCCAAAGACCGTCCCGTTCTCCGACGTCGCCCACGCCTGGTGGAACGAGATCGAGCCAACGCTTGCGCCGAATTCCCTGCGCAATTATTCCCCTGCCTATGAGCGCGCCGTCGCGCAGTTTGGCCCGGAGGATGTCGCCACGATCACAAGCAAAGAGGTGGAGACATACATCAACCAGTTTGCCAAGACCCACGCAAAGAAGACCGTTATCACCCAGCGTCAGATCATCCGGCAGATCCTGAACAAAGCCCAGCGCGAAGGGCACGTCTCTTTTAACGCTGCGCAAGCCGTCCTTCTCCCGAAAAATCTCCCGCAGAAGCGCCGCCATGCGCCGCCCGCAGATCAGATCCAGAAGATCAAGGACAACGTAACTGACGACTTTGGTCTGTTTGCCTTCCTGATCTATTATACCGGCTGCCGCCGCGGCGAGGCCGAGGGCTTGCGCTACGAGGACATTGACCGGGAGAGAGGCAGGATCTACATCCGACGCAGCGTCTACCATACCGGTCCGACGCCCCAGATCAAGGAGCCGAAGACCGCTGCCGGTATCCGCTCTGTCCCGTTACTCCCCGCGCTGGCTGCTGTACTCCCACAAAAAGAGCACGGCTATATCTTTTCCAACGATGGCGGGAAAAGCCCACTTCCCGGCTGGTACGTCACCGATCAATTTGAAGCCTACCGCAAGCGCACGGGCATCACCGTCTCCCCGCACGAGATCCGCCACGGCTACGCGACCGCGCTCTATGAATCTGGCGTAGACTTCAAGCTTGCTCAAAAATTCCTCGGCCACGCGCAGCTCTCCACCACCATGGACATCTACACCGATATCCTCGATACCCGCATTGATAAAGTCGCCGCCCAGATGGACGCGGCATTTTAATTGCACCTTTTTACTGTGTCGGCCACTGTGTTCATACCCGTGTATTTTCGTGCTAGTCTATGCTACTTTTTGCTACCTTTCATTTTTCATCAAAAGTTCTGTCCACTCGTAAATAATTCAGTTTTACCGTTAAATTCTATTGCAAAATATAAAAATATAGACATAGGAATTCAAATTCCTACGTCTATATTTTTGGTGGACCTGGAGAGACTCGAACTCTAAAAAAATACTGTATTTGCAGCGTAAATTTGCAAACTGTGTTTATTTTGTGTTCAACCCCTATCCCTGAGCCCCATCACTTCGCAATATGCTCGTAATACTCCATCAGCTTGCGCTCCGGCCCCGGGCCGTCTTTATCGATCAAAAACGCCTTTGCCAGAGCAGCGTAGAACTCCGGGCGGTTGAGGCCGAATTCTACCGCGACGGGGTAGTAATCCGAGTACATCATGTTCATGGTCACGCCCCACGCCCAGTGCGGGACCACAGGCGCCTGAATGCCCATGCTCTCGGCAACGGCCGTCGTCTGTTCCATCGTCCAGTGTGGGCCGGCCGAGCCGTCTGCATTCTGCATATGCTCTGCCCACTGTATCGCCGTTTCGCGATCAAACTCTGCCGCATCCGGTTCGTCTTCGCGGCAGTCCAGCTTTTCCAGCCTGCGGATCGTCTTCGCGTACATGCCGACTTCCTCCGCGCTGCCGAGCGTCACCGGCTTTTCCATGGCCTCGTGCAGCTTGTGATAAAGCTTATCCACATACTCTTTCATGCTCACGCCTCCTGTATGTACCGGTAAAGTTTGTCAACGTCGTTCTGATCAAACCGCATATCGCCCAGCAGCGGGACGGATACGGTCAGCTTGTTTTCAAATCTCGGGCGGGCCGCATTATAGAGCTTATCGAGATCGATGTTTCCGGCGTCGTCGAATATCTGCATCATTTTTACCGCCGGATTTTCGCGCAGCGCGAGGATCTTCTCACGGCTGCCCTCCATGATGAGTGCAAGCATGATCCCGGCCCCGATGCCCTTTCCGCCCGGCAGGTGCGGGATGACCTCATTGTCTGCGTAGCGCATCGCGCCGCGCATGGCCTGATCGATGGTTACTGTCATAGGCTCTCCTCCGTTTTAAGTCCGGGGCGGCGATTGCCGCCCCTTTTGCTTAGCTGTTGCAGCACCCGCCGCACTTCGGGATCGGGTTGTAGAGCGACTGCGCCGTGGTCGCGGTGCCCGTGGTGACGTCGGCGACCTGCTTGGGATAAAAGGTCGCATTTACGTAGGTGACGATGGAGTTGTCACCGCAGCAGCGGCGCTCGGCCTCCATCTTCACGGCGTCCAGCGCCTCCTTGCGGACGCAGTCAACGTCCTGCTTTACAAGCGTAAAGCTATCCTCGGTGCGCTGGTTGTGTACGGCCTGCTTGCACAGTGCCTCACGGACGTCCTTGAGCTGTCCGTCGATATAACCGTACATCTCCAGCATTTTCTGATCGTTGTACGTGTTGGCCTTGAGCAGCGCGATCTCGCTGTCCTTTGCGGCCAGCTTCTGTTCGCGCTCCAGATCGTAGCGCGTGACCGGCATGTTCTCGCTGCACGTCGGCTCCTGCTGCCGCGCGGCGAGCATGGCGGCGACCGTCATGGCAGGCGTGACCGCCGCAGCGATGTCAGCGGCTTCCGATCTCTTGTTCTGGTTGAGGCCGCCCAGCAGATTACCGAGTCCGCCGTTTGCCAGACCCAGCGCGGCGCCGCCGATGCCAAAGCCCAGCGCAGTCCCCGCGAGTCCTTTGCTTGCGTATTCCATAAAAAATACCTCCGAAAAGTAGTAAACCGGCCGGTTTCTATTCTCAGTTTACCGTTTCCCCGATTTTCGCGGGGGACATCTGTGGGGCAGTTATGGGGCGTTTGTGTACCACCTGTCATTTTCGATACTTTTTAAATTTTTTTGAAAAGTGCTTGACATATACGGTATTACGGTATATAATAAAGCCATAAGATAAAACAAAAACAAATTACGGAGGGCAACGACAATGGCAAAGGCGAAGATTACTTGCAAATGCGAAATCTGTGGGGGCACGTTCGAGCACGTCCGCACTTGCGCCAATAGCAGCGCCGCTGCTTCCTACGAAGAGTGGGCGGCGGAACACGTTACTGTCTGCCCGTCCTGCTACGCCGCAGCGAAAAAAGCAGAAGCAAAGGCTAAACTAGACGCATACATTGCCGCCGAGTTCGGCACCGAGCATCCGCTTCCCAAGATCAGCGGCGTTTCCGAAAAGCAGATTTCCTATGCAGAGGCCCTGCGCGACGAATTCATCTCTCGTGATATTGCGGGCTGCCACGTAAAGCTCGCCAGATTCTTCGCGGTGGAAGATAAAGTCCGGCTCGAAAACATGAGTGAAGAATGGCACGCCGCAGCAGAGAAGCGAGCGGAATCGGAAGGCCTGTCCGTCGAAGCATGGTTCACGAAAAACCGCCCGGCAATCGTAGCCCGCACTTCCAAGATTACAATCGTCGATGTTGTAAAAAAGCTTGAGCTGATCGTAACGGAGTCCAACGCGTCGAAGCTCATTGACGCGTTGGGCTGAGAAGGAGGAAACAACAATGGAAAACGTAGAGGAAATCACCAGAATCATGAAGGCCGGAAGCGCCGCCGGTCGCGCGCAGGAACCGATGCGGTTTGAGACGCAGGAGGAACGCAACGCATGGTATGAGGAACAAACGGAAATTCTGGCGAAGGTTATGGCTCCAGTAGGAGACGAACCTTACGGCAAGAACCTGCAAGGGCATAAGATTGCGGAACGCTTCGCGGATATCCACACATTCGAAATCTATAGACTTACCAATATCCGATACATTATCGGGGATTTCGAAACATACGAAGAGTACGCAGCCCACTGCCGGGCGGAAACAGAAGCATGGTTCGACAAGCTGCAAGCAGATTTAGAGGAGGAATAAAAAATGACTGCACATCTTTACCGCATCCGTTCTGATTTTAGGAATATCCCGGATAAGATTTTCATCAAAGCCACCCAGAAGGAGAATTATCCCGGATCGTGGCTTCACGCAGAAATTGAACTGCCGGATTTTATTCGTGTAGCTGAAACCGAGGCCGGTGACGGCTTCCTGTTCACGCAAGATGAAACTATCACGAAAGTTTACATCGAAACTGCGGAGCGCTTGGACGGCGACGCAATTAAGGGAACGGTGAGCATCCGCAGCGCAAGCGGACGTATGCTTGCAGAATGCGACGCCATGTGGCGATGAGAACGGGGGGCGTGAATCATGCCGAGTGAGGCCCAAAAGCGCGCCCGCGACAAGTGGGACGCCACAAACATGACGCTGGTAAGCTGCAAGATGCGGCGCGACCTTGCTGACGATTTTAAGTCTGCCGCAAAAGCAAACGGCACAACGCCCAGCGCCTTGATCCGTGGGTGGATCGATGCGTATATGCAGAAAAATGAACCTGCCGAATAACCGCTAAGCAAAAAAGCACCCGTGGGACGAATCCCACGGGTGCTTTTTGCGTTATGCTCCTGTCAGACGGCGGGCGGTGTTGTAGATGTGCGGCAGGCGGCGGGAGATGGTTTTGCGGTCGATGCCGATTTCACCGGCGGCGTCCATCTGCGGGAGCCTGCGCACGATATAAAGATTCACGATCTGCTGATCGATCTCATCCAATAAGCCCTCGTCAGCGACGCGCTCCCAGTCGCTGCGCGTGAGATGCTGAAGCTCCTTCGGCAGAGCCAGCCGCGCAGTTATGCTTTCGTCACTCCCTTCGGCCCGCCGTCCGGCGGGGCTTACTTTTCCTTGTGATTCAGCACAGCGATATTGCCCTTGTTGCTCACTTCGAGATCCAGCGCGGCGGCGATATCGCGAACCTTGACGTAGTTCGTGCCGTTCTTCAGGATGCGTTCGACGGTGATTTCCTTTCCGTCGACGATGATCTTGCTCTTTTCTACCATTTCGGTTTCCTCCTCTGCATTTTTTCCATCTTCGAGGGCCATCACGGTATGGCCCTCGCTTACCAGTACGTCCCCGCGCAGGAGATTCGCGTCCGTCGTTAGATACTTGCTGCCGATCAGCAGCTCGAAGTCTCCCGTTGCGGGCCAATCGTGCAGCATACAGTAGGTGGTGCAGGAATTCCCCTGCTTTTTGTAGAGCGCGGCGACGGCCTCGCAGCCTGCGGACACGGCGCAGAGCGTCATAAGGCCGGAGCAATCCGTCTCCACGGGCTTTGTGATCTTGCTCACGTCCCACCCGACGGCTCTGGCGGCCTCATACGCCGTGTTTCGGTCGCTCATGTCGTACCCGATGTTCCGGTTTTTAATCGCCGCCTCGCACGTCTGCGCGGCCCGCTCGGCCTTTTTGCGGCTCTTGTAGCGCAGGACGCCGAGCCAGCGGCCATTGTACCAGTTGGAGATATTCAGCTCCCGCCCGGTCTGGTTGCCGGGCTGCTGATTGCGGCCGCCCGTCTCGCCGAGACTGGCCTGCCCGATCTTGATGCTCATGCCCGCTCGCTCCCGTACAACTCGTGGTGCAGCTGCAGCACGGCGGCCTCGATCAGCTGATCGATTGTAGATACGTCGAACCGGATTCCGTGTTCGGCCAGAAAATTGATCACATAGGCTTTCTTTTCCTCGCCGTCCGTTGCCGCGTAGAGCTGTTCCGCCGCTTTTACGCCGATCTCTACGTATGTTTTGATGGTTTGCAGTTTGTTGGCATCGATCTTTGTTTTGAGCCACGGGATCAAAAATGCCGAAACGAGCGCGCTGATGAGCGCGATCACTGCCGAGATGATCTGTGTGTAGTCCATAAGTAATTACTCCTTTCGCTATTCGACTGTTTCATTTTTCTTCGCAAAAACCCGCTTGAAGGCAAGCAGGCCAAGCTCTGTGATGGTTGCCCAGCCGGTAAAGCCGAGCACGTCTGACAGGTTGACCGACGCGCCGAGCTCCGGGCTGCGGATGACTGCAATTAGGACGGCGACGGTTTTCAGCGCGCAGGCCCAGACAATTACCGTCGTGATGAGCTGGAGCAGATACACAACAATGGTTCGCGCCATTTCGCCCTTGCTCCACTTGCCTTTTACCCGCATATCTGCCTCCCAATTTATTGCGCACTGCTATGTCCGCACTTCGCCTCCAGCTGGTGCAGGAATTTTTTCACATCGCCGTTCCCGCCCATTTTTTTATACTTCTCTCCGGCGATCAGGCGCTCTGCCATTGGCATTTCCTCGCTCATGATCGTGAGGCGGAGGATTGCCAGATACTGCTCGTCCTGATGCTCCTGCATTTTCCCGAGCTTTTTGTCGATCTCGGCGAGGTGCGTATCCTGCGATGTGGCCTTGCCGCGCTTTTTCTGTATCGCGCCGACGACGGCATTGACTACCGCCGTCAGCGCGGACGAGCCGAGCACGGCGCAGACGAGGGTGACGATGATGGTTTTGGTATCCATGATTTTCTCCTTTCCGCGTTTGCCCGCAGCATACGCATGTATCCATCAGCTGATCTCCTCATTGATCGTCGCCACGACGGCTGACGCATCTGTGCATATCGGCGACAAACGGATGTACTCCTCAGCAGTGGACGTTATCGTGACGATATCTCCGCTGCTGGTAAAATGTAGTCCGCCCCACGTATACCCGTTGTGCATATAGCCCGCGGATAAAAACGTTGCCGTTGCACTGTACCTCACTGCCACACTTGTTCCATCGTTTGCGGCGGGGAGGCTTACACCCTTGATGCGCAGCGTATCTCCCGCGTGCAGGTGAATCAGGCTTGCCGCATCCATGTTCGCACCGATTGCCGCATGTCCCGGCTGCGCTTTATTGGCACCGCTCCCTGCACTCAAGCGCGTATCCGCAGAGATGCCTACGGTATCAATGATGTTTGTGATTTCTGCCGCACAGGTAATCACAATGTTGCCCGTTACCTTGGCAATGGTGATCGTGCTGCCGGATACCGCCGAAGCGGAGACGTCCACCCCGCCCATCATGACGGTGATCGCGCCGAGCTTTTTATACGTGCCGGTCGGCGTGAGCGTCGTGGTGTAGGCCGCGCCCTCGGCAATGCTGTCAGCCGTGTTGGAAGATGCACAGTTGGTGAGATTCCGCGTGATGGTGTAAGCCACCGACGGTGCAGAGGCCGCCGCAGTGATCGTGACCGCACCCGTTACCTTGGCGATGTTGATTGAACTGCTGCCCGCCGAATAAGCCGTGGATGTAATGTCCACGCCGCCCATTTTTATCACAACGGAGGTCAGCGCCTTGCCGCTTTCCGGCGTGAGTGTCGCGGTATAGCTCTCTCCGTAATCCACCTGAGACGCGGCGTTGCTGATCGTGCAGCCTGTGAGATTTTTGGCGATTGTCTGATACCAGTGCAGCGTCTCGGGCGTTCCGTTAATCATGGCTGCTCGGTAGGCGTTGATGTCGGCCATTGTCATTCCGCACGTTCCCACGGCAAAATGCACGCACTTATCGCGGAACGTGTCGCCGGAAACGGCCTTGATGGCATTGATAAGTCCAATCCACTCTGGTTCATTTCGGCGACGGGCGAGAGCGTCCGTTCCAGAACCGCTGTAAAATGTAGTCAGCTCATAGTCCTTGTCGATGTTACTTTGGCTCATGCCGAGCAGCCCCTCCAGCACACAAGCCAGCGTGCCTGTGCGATCAGCTCCGGCAGTGCAATGGAAGTACACAGGCTCCCGGTGCGTTACAGCATCGATCACGCACCGGAGGTAGAGCTGCCACGTTGCAACAGGAGTAAGTGCGTAGGATGCCGCTTTGTCGGCAATCGTAAACCACACATCGCTGCCAAGTGGGGATTCCGTTGCAACGTCACCGTCGGATGGGTCGCGGCCCTCTTTGCCTCTAAGATCGATTTCATGCTGCACGCCAAGTTCTCCGACGAGCACCGCTCGATCTGCGGCGGCGATACGCCCGCCTCGAATCAGCAGCCCGTATTTCACGGTTCCGCCATCGCAAGCCCAGCCGCCGAGATCGCGCACATTCCATGCTTCTGCGGAGTTATCCCGCGTGCGAATCCAGCGCAGCGCATCAAGCGGCTTGAGCGTCCCCGCCGCGTCCGTTCCGGCAAATGGCGTGAGGACGTTCGGCACCTCGTTATAGTGCGTCACCCCACCCGCCTCTTGTCCGATGGGCTTGTAGTTGCTCACCACCGCTTCGGCTGGCGCATAATTTGCGATCTGCGATGTGCTGTAATCAGCAGGATCGTACACCACATTTGCGAGGTAGCTCCGAACAAGCTCCGGGCATTGGTGCCATTCTATCGATTCCACATCGTCTGTCTCTACTGCTTCCCCTTCCACCGTCAGGGCTTCTCCGTCTACAGTTACTATTTTTTTCATTTTTCCTCCCTTCAGAAGCAGAACGCAAAGCTTACGCCGAGGCTGTTTGAGGCATTGGACGCGCCCGCCTGGCCGTTTGCTCTGACTCTGCCAAACATACCGCCGCTGGCTGACGACCGTTCCCACCAGAACTCGTCAACGCCTTCTCTCTTCTTGATCTTCGGGTTGCCTGCCTTGTAATAGTCGTACTGGCTTCCTTCCCCGGCTACGGAAGAACTTGCAGTCCCGAAAATCTCCACCTCGCTGAGCAGGAACAGCGTGTCCGATACTGTCTCAATCGTCGTGCTGTTGCCCCCCTCAGATGTCTTCTTGTTTACCGCGTGGATGCCGTTCTGCACCTCCGCCGGCATCAGCGCCAGAATCGCAGGCAGATAGGTCAGGCGCATATCGGTGTTCTTCCAGCCGAGACCGCTCAGGTTGGTGCTGTACATCTGCTTTGCTTCGCTGTAACAATCATGCAGCTGGAATGTCAGCGGAGCCGTGCCGGAGCCGTCCGCATACTCGTCATGATTCTTGCCGATGATATCGACCTGATAGGCCGTCCCGCCGATGTTCATGGTCTTGCTGTCGCCCACAGCCCAGCTGTCCGGGGCGATCCCGGTCCTGCACACTGTAATAATCTCTTCCCATGTATTGTTGGCAAAGGTATCGTGATATAGCGGCAGAAGCATATTCTGTGTTCCAATTACGATGTTCTGGCTGTTACTTACACTGTTTGCCATTGCCGTCACGTGCCATGTGCCCGCCTTTGGCAACTCCAGCGTACACATTCCGTCAGCACCGGCGGTTCCCTTTACCACCTTGAAACCTTCTGCAGGCGTCGCTGTGATCGCAGCCCCTGGTGTCGTTGTGACGACCAACTTCGGCGTAATACCGGTCTGGATCGCTTGAATTGCCGACACGAAGCCAGACGGATAGATCAGCTGCGCGGATGTGCCTCCCTTGACTCTGATCGCGTTCGCGACCGCCGTGAGGTCGGTGTCAAATGTCAAAAATTCCGCCATCAGAAGCTGCCTCCATTCGCGTTCGTGATCGTCACTGCTGTCCATGCGCCATTGGACACCCGCAGGAACTTTCCGTTGTCGGAGGCCGTCACATCCGGCAGGAATTTTTCATCGCCGGACAGCGTATATCTGGTTCCCCAGAAGCCCTCTGCGGCATCCGCCGAATTGATCAATACGTAGCGGACACTCAGTTCCTCCGACGTATCGCCCTGCGTCATTTCTGTCAGCGCAAATTTCACATACCCGTCAGTGGCGTTCGCGTTCAGCTCCGCCAGCGGAAGCAGCACGGTATCATCACCTGTGCCCCCGTCCAGCTTCAAAATTGCACGGCATGGCCGCCCTGCCTGATGGGCGGCAAGGATCTCAGCGAATGACTTATCATGTGTAGCATTCTCGTCGTACACATCCTGCCCCGACAGCGTGCAGGTCACATAAAACGGCTCTCTGTCCTTTGGAAGCACCCCCTTCTGCGCCTTCTTCGTTTTTACAGGCTCCCATTCCGTCGGTTTCCCATCTGTGTTTACAGCCTTTACGCGCACAAGATCGCCGACAGCCGCCCCTGCGACTTCAAGGCCCTCTCCTTGTTCTCCCTGCGGCCCCTGAGGCCCTGTATCGCCTTTCGGCCCCTGCGGTCCGGTGTCGCCTTTCGGCCCCTGCGGTCCGGTGTCGCCGGTCTCGCCTTTGGGCCCCCTCTCGCCGGGGTCGCCCTTTGCGCCGTCTGCTCCGGGATCGCCCTTCGCACCTGGATCCCCCTTTTCGCCCTTCTCGCCGCGCGATGGCTTTCCCGTGTCGGTCGTCCCGAGATACCAGTTTCCGTTCTCGCCGATGCTCGGGGTTATTCCGTCCGTTCCTCTGGCGCCCGCCGGGCCGGTGTCGCCCGGTTCGCCCTTCGGCCCCTGTTCTCCGGGATCGCCCTTCGCACCTGGATCTCCTTTGGCACCCGGGTCTCCTTTCGCACCAGGATCTCCCTTGTCGCCCTTTGCGCCCTGCAGTGGCCCGTTGTTGACCCACGCATTCGTCACGCCGTCATAGATGTAAATGTCATAAGGTGCAGCCGCGCCCACGCCGTAGGCGTCGCCTACCTCCGGATTCTTGACCGACGCCTGCAGCGCGGAGACCGAGCCATAATAGCCCTTGACCGTAAAGCCCGTTCCCGTATCGCCCTTCGGGCCGGTTGGGCCTGCCGGGCCCTGCGGGCCGGTCTTCCCCTGCGGGCCGGTTTCTCCCTGCGGGCCAGTCGCGCCCGTGTCGCCCTTCTCGCCTTTCTCTCCCTTTTCGCCGGGTTCCCCCTTCGGGCCAGTGTCGCCGGTCGCGCCCTTCGGGCCTTCCGCGCCGATCGCGCCGGTGTCGCCCTTCGGCCCCTGCTCGCCCTGTGGGCCTGTCTCGCCCTTTGGCCCCTGCGAGCCGGGCTCCCCCTTCAGGCCCTGTGCGCCGGTGTCACCCTTCGCGCCCGTGTCGCCCTTCTCGCCCTTGACGGTCTCGACGTCAAAATCAAATTCCTTGCCGTCCGACAGCGTCATCGTGTATGTCGCCGTCGTCCCGCTCTGCGATTTCTTCGTGAGCGACACAACGCTCGCGCCTGCCGCTCCGGTGTCGCCCTTCGCGCCCTGCGGCCCTGTCTGCCCCTGCGGGCCGGTCGCGCCGGTCTCACCCTTCGGCCCCTGCGGGCCCATGACCGAGCCAAGATCGATCGTGCTGCCGTCCGTCAGCGTGAAAATCAGCTTCCCCGCGTCCGTAACCTCCACGGCCTTTACCCCGCGGGAGATCAGTCCGCCGATCGTCACCGTGATCTGATTCGGAATTTCTACCCTCATACCTGCTCCTTACTCCACGAATGCCCGATTCCCGCTCGCCAGCGTCGTCTTGTCGCCGTGCGTGTACCGGATATCGTAGGTGTACTTTCCCTTCGTGAATTTTGCCGTGACCGTCGCGTCGAAGTTCAGCGTGACCTGGTCATTCTCCACCTTCGCAAAGCTGAACGTGTGGACGGTCTGCCGCGTATCGTCCAGAAACACGACCGCCATGCTGTCCGTCGTCCCGATCGTGACGGCCTCGCCGTCCTGGTCCTTCAGGTCGAACCGCAGCACGATCGAGAATGTGTCTCCCTCGTACCATCGCAGCACCCCTTTGTCGATCCTCGGGCTCGGATAAGCCCCCGGAATTGGCGTCGCCATACCGCATCCCTCCTTTTCATCCAGTGTAGCAGACCCCCGCGCCGGATTCACCCCACGCGCAGCAAAGCCGGGGCTTTCGCCCCGGCCCGCTCGTTATTTTTCTTTCAGCCACTTGTCAATATCCTTGGACTTATCCGCCCGGTTGAACCCCAGTGCCACATAGGCCGCCAGCAGCTTCTCCTTGAGCTTCTTCCGCTCCTCCGGCGAGGCCTCGATGTACTGCGGCTTGTACGCCTTCGTGATCTCACTTCCGATATCGCCCTTATCGGCTCCGTGGTCGAAGTATTCCTTTGCTGCCGCTTTCAGATCCCCGCCATCTTCGATGGTTTGCAGGATCTTGCCGTACTTCGTATAGTCCTTCCCGCCGGTCCACTCCTTGTAGAGCCAGTACGCCTTGTTCTCATCCTCGGCGTAGTCGTTCGCAAGGATCTTCTGGATCGCCTTCTCCTGCGTCACGGTCCCGGCGGCGACGGCGTCCTTGAGATCCTGCTTCTGCTTCGCGTCCTGCGCGTCCTGGATCTTCTCGTTCATGTAGTCGATCCGCTCCTGCGTGCTCTTCGGTTCCATCTCCGCCTTCTGCGCATCCCCGGCAAGGACCTGATAATAGTACTCTGCCTTCGCCGCGTCGCTGATATCATAGGCCTTCAGCAGCATCATCTTGTCATAGTTCTTCTCCAGCTTCCGCGCCGCCTGGATGAACGCATAGGTCTCCCGCTGGTCCTCGCCTCCCTCGGTCATGCCCTGATACGCTGCGGTCTCCTTCGCGGACAGCGACTTGAACCCGCTCTCCACCCAGCTCTGCGCCTCTTCCGTCGCCGTCTTGCCGAACAGCAGCGCCTGCGCCCAGCTCTTCGCCCGGTCGGCTGCGTTGTCGTTGTACACAGGATACTGCAAAATATCGCGGCCCTCGTTGTCCACTGTGTAGCTGCCGCCGCGAGCCGCCGCCGTCGCGCCCTGATACGCCTTTCGGATCTGCCCGCCGCCGAACGGCGTCGCCAGATACAGGCCCGGTTTGATAAGCTCATCTGTAATCGTCTTTGCCTTCTTTGTGGGGGCCATGTCCTCGTTGCTTGCCCAGATTGCTTTTCTAAGTTTCCCGATGTCCGGAAGCGCAGAGGCAACTGCGATTCTGCCATTGTCTATTTCAATCCCCATTGCCTCATCCAGTCCGAGGATCGTCAGCGCCTGTGTGCTCGGGGCCTCACTCAGAACGCGCCCCCATACGCCCGCAATCGCTTTATCTGTCGTCTGTTTCTCCGTCGTAAAATCGATTTTCTCACCCTTCGCAGCTCCGATCCCGGCCAGAACCATGTTCGGGATATGGTATCCGGTGAAATCTCCGACCGTATCGTTGATGATATCCAGCGGATCCAGCGCCGGGCGGCGGCCCACAATGCTTTCGTAGAACTCATTGTAGATCCACGCGCCAATGAGGAATTTGAACATGGTCTTCGCCAGCGCCGCCATACCCTTCTTCCGCTCCTCCTGCGCCATATCCTTGAAGATCCAGCTGAGCTCATTGTTGACCTCCAGCTGGAACTGCGTGAACAGCTTCACCAGCGGGTTCCGCGCGGAATAAAGCGTCGGCGTCGACCCCTTGCTCCTGTCTGCCATGATGCCGGACGCAAACTGATCTGCCTCCTGCATCGCGCTCATCTCGCTCATGCCCCGCCGCAGGTTCTGGTAATACCGCGCACGGACGACGCTCCCCGTCGTAAACGTGTCGATGGATTCCATCATCCAGCCTGCACCGGCGGAGACTTTATCCATCGTGCTCATGGCCAGCCGCCCGTAGCCGCTTCGGTTGTTGATGAACGTCGACGCAGAATCCAGCCCGTCAGCGGTCTTGTAGTTTTTCAGCGTATCCCACATGCCGCGCAGCACGTCTGTCGTCGACACCTGGCTCCATGCCTGCGTGATCGGAATGAAGTTTGTGAGCGCCGAACCCACGTTGGCCGCAACCATGTTCGCGCCCACGCGGGACTCAAACTTCTTCATGACGTTGTAGAACTTCCGCCCCATGAGCTTTTCCATGCCCCGGTCTAGCCGCGACTTCTTTCCCGCCAGCAGGTTCGTGTATTCGTCCAGCTCATCCACGAAGTTGGAAAGCCCATACCGTCCTTCCTCCGTCAGGTGCGCCACCTGCTCGTTGGCCTCATCCGGATTCAGGAACGGGTTCATCATGATCGCATCGATTCGCTGCTTCAGTCCCTCGTCCGACGCCCGATACCGGATCTGCGTCGCCAGCGCCCGCAGCCGCTGAATGTCCGCCGTGTGGAAGATCACGTCCGTTGCGACCTCTATGTACCGGTCAAAGCCCTGCAGCGCGTCATACGCCGTCGCGTAGCCGAGTCGGTTCTGGATGTTCGCCATGTACCGGATGCCGGGTTTGAAGTTTGCCGTGAGGCCGTTGATCGTCGCAGGCAGCGGCGACACATCGCCCTCGATCCCGGCCGCCCTTGCGAACTTCTGCAGAATGCTGCCGCCTTCCTCGTTCTCCTGGAAGTGTGGGAAATACCCCTGCAGATAGTTTACCGGCTCATAGCCGTTCTCAATGCGCACCCGGTTCATATCCTGGAACAGCTTGTCGTAGACCTCATGAAAAACCTTCACGGCTGCCCGCACCTTGCCGAGATCCAGATTCGGGTTCTGCTTCTCGAATTCCTGAATGGCCGCGTTCCACTCGTCAAACGTCATCCCCCCGCGCCTTTCAACACGCGGATGCTGCTTGAGATAGTCCCGGTTGAATTCCGCCTCGCCCAGCCACTGCACCGCATAGCTCTCCGAGACCAGATTTCCCTTCCGTACCTGCCGGTCGAGCTTCAGCGCCTTGATCCTATTCTGCTGCTGCACGAGGTAATTCTTGCGTTTGCTCTCGTTCTCATGGACGGGCCAGAAATACTTGTTGATGAATTCGTTTGCCTTTTCGTCAGAGACCTTGCCCTTCCGCGCGATATCCCGGATGTTCCGCTCCATCGTCTCGCGCTGATATCGGATCCCCATGTTCTTGTCGACCCACTTGACGGCCTCGGCTTCCGTCAGCGCCTGCTCTGCAAAGTCCCGCAGCCCCTGCTTGCGCTGCGCGTTCCATGCCTTGAGCTTCAGCGCCAGCATATCATAGTCAGCCTTTGCCTCGTAGACCTTCAGGATCTGCTGCCCGTTTTCCAGCCCTGCCACATAATCCGGGCTTGTCTCCCCGCGCAGCAGCCGGTTCACGATCTTCTGGTCGGCTTCCGTCAGCAGCGTCTTGCTCTGCGCTTTCTCTACCACTCGCCTTGCATCCTTCAGCTGCGCCCACATCTGCTTCGTTTCTTCCGCTGTCTGCGGAATAGCAAGCTTTTCTTTGGCCTTGTTCTGCGCGTCCAGATACCGCTGCGCCACGCGCAGCCCGCTCGTCAGCCGGTCAATGGATTCCGTGAAGTTCGCCTGCTGCCATTTCTTGAAGCTCGCCGCCTGCGGCCCGTAGTATTCATCCAGCGTCTTCTGTACCTTCTGAATGCCGCGCGCCACATCGTAGATCTGCATCAGCTGGTCGCTCGGCGCGGTAATGTCTGCCGGGAACAGCTCCGGCGCCATTTCCTGCAGCTGCTGATACGCCACGTCCACCGGCAAGCCGTCCTTGCTGATCGTCAGCGTTCCCATTGCCGCCTTCCGGAACAGATTGTAGTCCGCAATATCCTTCCGGTCTGTCTCGGAGATCGAGATTTTCTGATCCCGGATGAACTTCTTGAGGTCTCCGTATTGCTCGATGTACTGCGTGTCTTCTTCAATGCCCGCCTGGTAGGCTGTCTCAAAGAGATCATTCAGCTTCGCCCGGTCAAGCTGCCCGTCCGTAAAGAACGACCGCAGTGCTTCCTCGGCCATCGGCCGCAAAACCTCCCGCTTCGCCTGCCCCGGCACGCTCAGATTCTCCGCCAGCTCGTTCACCAGTCCGGACTCCAGCCGCCGCACATACTGTGCCGCCTTCTCCCCCATCAGATCCCGATACCGCCCGTCCTGAGACGAGAATTTTGCCTTCCCGGTATAATCCCCCTGCGGGTTTCTCTGCTCTCCGAATTTTTGCAGCACATCTTCCGGTAAAATACTCTGGTGCGTACTGTTGACAATTCGGAGCAAATCGGATATACTGATTTTGGTAGCCTTGATAGAGTGTATGCTCTGGGACTTCGTGTCCGCCTGGCTACCTTTTTTCTGTCTTCCGCTGACCGCGTGGAGCATGTCATATGCTTCGACTGCCGCAATTTTGCCTGTCTTTTGCTCGACAGTGATGATTGCCGCAAATTCTCTCCCCGCGCTGTCTGTGGCATACCCGGCCATTGCATAGGTTCCGGTCACATCTTTCGCTGTGTTATATAGCGCGTTGATAGGAACCGCATTCTGCACAATGTCCCCTACGACTGCGCCCAGTCTTGCATTGGTCAGCACACGGTTTGCCGCTCCATTGATCCCATGCCGAATGCTGTTCGTCGTCACCATGAGCCGTTTCCCCGTGTACCGGTTCCGCACAAAGACCTTTCCGTCTCGCTCTGTTCCAACGGCGCGGGCGTTTTTCATACCCTCTTGTACGACTTTCGCCGTATCGACCCGGTTGTCGGCTCCGCGCACCGCGTCGACCTCCGGCAGCATTGTTATGTCCATATCCGGAAGCGTTGTCAGGAAATCGTAGGTATAGACGCTTCCGTCTTCCGCAAGGTTGACGCCCTGATAGTTTTTTGTGGTCTGATCCTTCGCAGCGGACATCTTCACCGGCGGCGCTCTCGCGCTGCCGGATTTTTTCTGCCACTGGCCGACCTCCATCTTCACGTCCGCGCGCAGCTTGTTCGTGCCGTAGTCCGTGCGGTTCATGCCGGCGTAGGCATCCGCGATGATCTCCTCGACGTAGGCGTCCGTGTCGTCACCGTAGATCCCGGCGTATGCGTCCACATAGCTCTCGATCATTGCCTTTGTGATCTTGCCCTCGCCCAGCAGCCGCTTCTGGATCTTCGCCGCCATCTCCGGCCAGCGCTTGACAAGCAGGTGATATCCCTCGTGCTTCGCCAGCTCGAACGCAGAATACTCCTCGCTGTCCGCCCGGATGAGCACGGAGCCGTCCTCCGTCACGGCAGCGTCCGCATAAAACGTCTGCCCGTCGATCTCCTGCGTCAGCTGCCCGGTGAAGAACCGCGCGTTCTGCACGCCCATCGACCGGAAGAACTTTTCCGCCGCCTGGATATCCTCGCTTCTGGCCTCTTGTCCCTTCGGCATGACGCGCACTTTTTGCGCATTGTTCTCTCCGAAACCGAGATCCGAAAGCGTTACTTCATCCCAAGCTTTTGCGAGATCTCTTGCACCCTGCGCTCTTTTTCTTCCGGCGTCAGCTCTTTGCCGCTGCTCTGTGCCTTGGCGAACGCCTCCAGTCTGTCCTTCGGCACGCTGACCAGCCTGCCCGATTTGTCCTTCATCAGTAACCTCGATACTGCCATTGCCTGCTCCTTTCTGCCCTGCGGCAAGGCCCGCTCGATAGGCGGCTGCCGCCACGTCCTGATTCATACCCTCTGCGTAGCGCATGGCCCGCTGCTCGCTCGCGCCGAGCCTGCCCTGCTCATAGACCTGTCCGAAGCTCTGCGCATACTGCTCCGCCGGCATCCCCGTCGTGTTGCCGTTCAGGAAATACGACGCTGTTATCTCGTCATAGCCCGCTCTCCGGGCCTGCTCCTGCAAATACTGTTCTTCCTGCTGCGCGGCTGCTTCGTCCAGCTCCCGCTCCGCGCCCGCCGTCTGCTGCCGGGCATACTGCTCCATGTCCAGCTCGCCCATATTCTCTGTCCCCGGAATGGGCGCAAGCAAGCTGTCCTGATCGTACTGCTGCTGCGCCGCCCGCTGCGCCTGCTGAACGGCCTGTACAGACTGTTGTGCGCGGCTCTGTTCCTGCTCCTGCTGATATTGCTGTGCAAGCCTCTGGTTTTCCTGTGCCGTCTCCGCAGCGCTCTTGTAGATCTGGAATGTCTTCTCGTCCGCCTCGGCCTGCGCCTGCTCCTGCCGGGCCTGTTCCTGCAGCTGTTCGAGCCGGGTCAGCGTCTCCGGCACGCGCGGCTCCTGCCCTTCGTCCACGGCCGCCTGCTGCTCCTTCGCCACCTCACGCAGCGTGTCCTCCACGGCCTTCTGCGTCACCTCGCCGCCTTCATCCACGGTCTGCTGCAGCTCCACGGCCAGCTGGTGCGCCTTCGTGCCCTCTTCCTGCGCCATGCCGTAATCAATGACGTCCTGCACTTCGCCCGCTTCTAAGACCGCTCTGGCCGTCTGCGTGACGTTTGCCTCCAAAATCACGCGGTTCACGCCCGCATACGTCCCGGACATGGCAAGGCCGGACAGGCCGCCCGCGAGGAACGAAAGGCTGTCTTCTTTTGCGAAGTCTCCGACCATCGCCGCCAGCGCCTGCGCCGGCGTCCTGCCCTCTGCGATATAATTTGCGTAGGCCGTCATGACCTCACCCCGGTCATGCTTCGCCACCACGTCATACGCACGGTTTAGCCAGTTGGACGCGATCTCTTCCGCGCCTTCCGACGCGAACGACCGCAGTGCCTTCCTCCACACGGCCTTCCCGCTCAACATGTTCTCGATGATATCACCCACGGAGTATTTTTCCGTAATACCCTCGATCGCACCCTCGACAATGCCGTCGACCAGCGCGTCCGCGTTGGACTTGCCGTTTTGAATGCCCTCATAGACCGAATCCGCCGCGACCTGCGAGCCCATCACCCAGTTCATGGTCTCCGCGACCGCATCCTTCGCCCCCGCACCGGCCGCACCGCCGACCGTCCCGACGAGCCCCGTCGAGACCGCCATGTTGACCGCGCTGTCCAGTGCCGACGTGCCCGCCTGATACAGAAACTGCCCCGTCGGGTTCATATTCTGCATCACGCTCTGCCGAATGCCGGAGGACAGGCGCGACGCGTTGTACGCCGGGCTGTAGATGTTCGTCGGCATATCCTCATTTTGATAGCCGCCCGCCCACTTCGGCAATACGCCACGCAGCGACTCCACATTGCCCAGCGCCTTCCCCGGCGCCAGCGCCGCAGAGAACAGCGTGCCGCCCACCGGCGACCGCTGTCCGATCTCCTGTGCCGCCGCATCGAGCTTCTGCGCGTTCTCATAGTCGTCCAGCACCTTCTGCCATTCTGCAAGCTGTTTTAGCTTCTCGTCGTCATAGCCCTTCTCGTTCAGCGCCGTCTTCGCGTCGTATTTTGCATACGCCCGCACCTGATATCCGTTCAGCTCCTTCCCGCGGTACTGTCGGAGCAGCTTCTGGTCTTCCTCGCTCAGATTCCCGATTGCCTCCTGCGCCCGGGCCAGCACGCTCTGGCTGTCGACCTGTGCCTTGCGCTCCTGCAGCGCGTCGATCTCGTTCTGCAGCTGTGTCACGCTCTTTCCGTTTTCAGACAAACCCGTCCCGGAAAAGTGCGTGTCCGCCTGCTCGACCTCGCGATTGTAGATCTCGCCCTCCAGCAGCTTCGACGTCCGCCGCATGCCGCGCACCTGGTCCCGCTCCACGGTCTTCATCGCCCGCGCCCGCTCGACTGCCGCATTCACATCGTCCATCTGGCTCTTTACCGACGGGCGGAACGCGTTTCCCAGCGCCGCGCTCTGCTGCTGCAGTGCCATCAGCCCAAGCTGCCGCCCCTGCGCCGCCTCCACGCCGCGCAGGTAATTCTGGTATGAGCCATACTGTGTCTGCATCGCGGAAGACCGGCTGTATTCCTGCTGCGATACCTTCCCGCTGATTGCCGCCCCCGCACTCTCCGCCTTTTTCTGCCCGCTCTCGCCATCTCTGGAATAAAGCTGCACAGCAGCGCGATACGCCTCAAACGCCGCCTGCCGGCGCCGCATTTCCTCGTTCCCGTTCTGTACACCCGCTACAAAATCCGTCCGGTTCATAAGACCGCCGGAAGAACCAGCCGCTTTCGACTGGTTCTTCTCGACGCCATTCATAAACTTCTTCTTCGAAATAAGGCTCATTCCGCCCTCCTTATTTTCTGCTCTTTGAGACCTTCGCCTGCTTATAGCTGACGCCGCTGTCGATCTTCTGCCCCGTGCGCTCCCAGATCAGATTTGCGAGGTTGTTCCACTGCTGCTTGCTCATCTGGCTTCGCGCGTTCACGGCTTCATCATAGGCCCGCTCCGTCTTTCCCTGCGCCAGCAGCGTCGAGATCGTCTGCATCACGCCCCTGTAGCTTGCGTCCAGCATGGACACATTTTCGTCCCGGTTCCCGTAGCCGTTGATGAGGTTCAGCCCCGCAGAGCTGCTTCCTCCGCCGCCACCGCCGCCGGAGCCCTTCGCTGCCGCCTGCTCCGCCGCCAGCGCCTGCAGGTAGGCCGCGTTCTCGTTGTTTGCCTTCTGCGCCCAGTAGTCGAGCATCGTCGCCCACTGGCTCTGGTCCAGCGACCGCTCCGAGTTGTACGCGCTCCGCGCATCCGAAAGATCCGAATAATAATCGCTCACCGTATCCCGGTACCGGCCATAGTCCGTATCTTCCCGGCCCTTCACGAGGCTGTACTGGTTATAAAGGTCCGTCCCCTCATCCTGATACCGCTGGTATGCCTGCTGCTGGAGCTGCGGCACGATGTCGTTGAGATTCTGTAGATACGCATTGTACGCCTGCTGGCCCACCTGCTCGCCGTAGGTCGATCCGTAGCCGCCCGTGAGTGCCGCCGCCTGCCCCATCGTGTCCTGCATGGCAAGCCGCCCGAGACGCTGATACTGCTCCCGGTACTGCTGGTACAGAGGATCTGTCCCCATATCATAGCTGAATTTCTTCCGGTTCCGGATCTGGTCATACAGGCTCGTCAGCTCATCGTCCCATCGCGACTGATACGCGCCCGGCTTGCTGGCCTTTACCTGCTCCAGATACGCCTGCGCCGCCTGCACGCTGCCCGACGGCGTATAGCCTCCCTCCAGTCCGTTCAACTTGCTTCTCGTGTAGTCCGAAACACCGGACATGGTGTATGGGCTGTTCCGGGTCTGGTAGCTTCCGCCATAGTTGCGCGTCGTCTGGTTCTTGTTCACCAGCTGCGACTGATAGCTTCCGTCCGCGTTCACGCCCGTAATGCGGTACGTGCCGCCCCCGGTCACAACCTCGTCGCCGGCTGAAAGCCCCGCCGGGGCCCTGCCGCCCGACTCTACTCGATATACGCTCATAGTCTCACCGCCTTAAAGCTTGAAGTGTGTCGCGTACTGCTTCGGCATGTACGCCTGGTTGTAGGCGTTGAAATACCCCTGATAGTAGCTGTTGTATTTCGCCGCCTCGTTTGCATACTTCGTCGTCTCCCCGTTGGCGTCGCAGATCTTCATCCCCAGATACCAGCGGTAAATTTCATCATACGGCCACGGGATCAGCAGCTCCGTTTCCAGATCCACGTCCTCCCCATAGCCCGTGAACGGCTCCGGTTCCTTCTCGTGCTCGTGTGTACAGATGATATCCCGGTACACGATCCCGTCCAGCTCCGACAGCCACCGGACCTTATCCGGCGTCTCGTACTGGTTCGGCAGTAACCGGTCGACCGTCTCGATTGCTTCTCTGATTTTCATAGTCCCCTCCTTACCAAAAGAAGGGGCATTTCTGCCCCTTCCTCTGCTTCATGCCGTCATGGGCATTCACTTGTCAGTTGTCCGCCTGCGCGCGGCGGAAGGCTTCCTCCTCCGCCATCCGCGCGTTCATCAGAACCTCATACACCGGCAGCGGGACCTTCACGTCCTTGCCCTTCGGCACCATGAACGTCCGTCCGTTTACCGCCACAAAGCGGCTCTGCTCCTCGTTCTCCTGCCCGCGGGGCAGATAGATCGTCTTCATGACGTCCCACACGTCTTCCGGGTTTGCCTGTGCAGCCGCCGCAGCGGTCTTCTCAGTTGCCATTGTATGTGCTCCTTTCTCAGTTGGCTTCGTCCGTACCGGAGTATGCGCTGCAGCTCTCCACGCGGACCATGCGGTCCTCGTACAGCAGCTTCGCCGCCATCTCGGCCTTGTAGCCGACGGTCGAGAACTGGTTCAGCGGGCCGCCGATCTCGTCCTTGCCCTTGACGATCATCTCAAGATTGCCGCCCTCCGGGTCGATCATCTTGTATGCGTCCTTGCCGAGGAACAGCGTCGCGTACACGCTGTAGTAGGTCGCAGGAGGCGAGCCGCTGTCGCCGGCCGCGCTCTTGACCGGGCAGGTCGAGTTGTTGAAGATCTTCGCTTCCGTCGTCTCGACAAACCGGACGCCGTGCAGCTCGCCGATCTCACCCGAGAACAGCGGCGTGACGTCTGCGTACTTGTGTGCCTCGACCCATGCGTCCGAGGACCGCAGGTCGTATGCGACCGACGGATGGATGATCGCGACATACTTGCCGTCGATCTTCGGAGCCTTCATTTTCTTCAGCGTCGTTACGGCCTTGTTGACCTCGTCCGGCGTCAGCTTCGCCGTCAGGTCGAGGCCTGCGCGGCTGGTGACTGCCGTATGCGCGCCGCCCGCTGCGACCTTGTCGCAGTACTGCACGTTCGAGCCTGCCACGACCGCGTCGCGCACGCGCTTGTCGATGGACGTACCGGCGGAAGCGCCGAGCTCTTCGGTCGCACCCAGGATGACGTTGTCCAGCGCATGCAGCTCCAGCTGGTCGGAGACCGTCACATACAGGCCGATCTGCTTGATCGCGCCGGTCGTGCTGGTCTGGCCCATCTTCTGGCCGGTCGGGATGACGCCTTCGGTCAGCTCCTCCGCGTCCTTCAGCGTGTTCCACTTGCGCCACTCGACGGTCTTGCCGTGGTTGCGCGGCAGCGCCTGACGGCCTGCCAGCTGCGCATGCACGAGGTTCGGCCGTGCGTTCTCGAGCAGCTGCGTGTCGTAGAACGTCTTCATGGTCGGCGCGAGCGTGTCGTTGCCGCTGAATGCGGTCGTCTGACCGGTGCCTGCGTTTACGTAGTTGCCGGTCGCGTTGACGAGCGTACCGGCGTCAGCAAAAAACTGAAATCCGACTTTGGATTCAAACATGATTTCCTATCTCCTTTCTCAGGGGATCACTCGCTCCCCTCTTGCTGCGCGGCGGCGCATGTCCTCCACCTCCGCGCGTGACCAGTGTGTTTTCATCGGGACGTTCTCTCCGCCCGCAGCGCCGGAGCCGATCTCCTGCGGCCGCGCGCCCTGCGCCTGGATGGTCCGCATGACGTTCTCCCGCGCCTGGCTCGCCACCAGCTGCGCCTGTGCCTGTGCGATCTCCTGCTGGTGGATGACCTCATAGGCCGTCTTCGGCGGCACGCCCGCGCCCATGAGCCGCGCAAAATCCGGGTTCTGCATCTCGGTCTCAAAGTCCGCGCCGTACCGCGCCGTCACATCCCGGGCAAAGTCTGCCTGGATCCCGGCGAAGGCTTCTCGCATCTGGTACTCCTGCAGCTGCCGCCGCATGGCCGTATTCTCGGCCCTGCCGGCGTACTCCTTTTTGAGCGCGTCCGTCGTCGTGCCCTTCTCCATGGCCTCCGCGCTGTAAAGCCGCTCGTCAGCGGAAAAGCGCTGTGCCAGTGCCGCGAAGTCCGTCTTCCGCGGATCCGACGTGTCGATCCCGTAGAGCGCTCCCAGCTGGTCAATGATCGGCGCCATCGCCTCGGCCTGCCCCTTGTACTGGTTCAGCCCGCGCACGCGCTGCTTTACGACCTTCTGCACCGCAGAATCAAAGTCCTGCTTGTAGCGGCCCCGGATCAGACTGTCAAATGTTTCTTCCTGTGTACCCTGTCCCTGAGCGTCGGGGACGTTGACCGGCTGCTGCTGCACCTGCGCCTGTGCGGCTGCCTCCTGCCCGCTCTGCTGACCGGCGACGTCAGCTGCGCCCGTAGTCTGAGCGCCTGCGCCCGTGAATTCGCCTTCCATGCTGTAAATTCCTTTCTGGCGTTTATTCTAAAATCATCGTAGCACAAACTTTTCCCAACTTCACCCCACGCCGCGGCAGAAATAATCCCGCCAGAACGGGCCGCCGCAATCGTCGGTTCTTATCCCGGCTGCGTGCTTTCTTCCGACTTTTTGCGCGCATTCTCCACGATCTTCGGCTCCTGCGCCTCGCCGGTGTTGATCTCCGGCTTCTCCGCTGCCGCGGCGCTCGCCTGCGGGACTGCCTGTCCGCCCTCCTGCAGGATCTGCTGTGCCAGCCCCTCACCCATGACCGGATCGTACCGGTCTGCCAACGCCAGCGCCAGCTGCTGCCACTCGACCAGCCGCTGCTGCAGATCCGCGTTCTCCTGGATTTTCTGGATGATCGAGTCTTTCCCGTCGAAGTCCATCATGTCCAGTGTAGATAGCGCCTGGTCCACCATCTGTGGGTTGAAGAACCCCAGCTGGAAGAACTGCAGTGCCAGCTCGTTCTGCGCCATGGACGTGTACTCGCTCGCCTTCTGCGCCGAGACCTCAATGTCGAAGACCGGCTTCCGCAGCCCATCCGGCTGCCCGTTCGCGCCGTAGAGCGTCTGCGGCTGCAAGCCCTGATTGCTATACTGTACGAACTGCTCTGCCCCGCGCTGCCCGACGATCCGGAACTGCCGCGGCAGATCGTAGAACTGCCGGATCCGCTCAATGACCATCCGGATCATCCGCGCATACGCCCGGTATGCCGACTTCGTAGAATCCTTGCTGCTCCTGCCGGACGCCTCCTGCAGCGCTGCAATGGCCGAGGCCGCCGTCACGCCTGAGTTTGTCGCGCCGTTGTTGACATCCGTGTTTCCCGTCGTCCACTTGAGCTCTTCAATTTTGTTCTGCAAGATCGCAATGTAATTGCTGTTGAGCATGTTCACCTGGATCGGAACCAGACTGTCCTGCCCCAGATTCCCATCCACATGCACAAACGGCTTCGTCCAGTCCGCGAACTCCTGCTCGTTGACCGACCCGTCCGACCGCTTGAACCACCGAGGCGTCGTCGCCATGATCGCGTTCTTTACGATCGCCTGATTCATCCGGTCGATCTGCTCCTGCGTCGACTTGCCGACGTCGATATAGCCGTATCCCGCTATGCTTCCCTCCACCGGGAACAGCGCGTCGACCACGAACGGGTATTCCCCGTCGTCATATAACCCCGTCTCGGCCATGGGCCGCCCGGCCGGCTGCTGCACAATGTTCCCGTCCGGCAGCGTCAGCGTGTCATATTTCTGTTCCGTATCGTTCTCCGTCGACTGCAAAACCGTATCGCCTACCAGCTTCGCGAAGTGCAGTACCTGCCGGCCGTTCTGATATTTCTTGTAATACCAGTCTACCACCATGGATTTCCCGTCAAAGCTGATGACGTCGTCCGTGTTGTACTTCTGCTGGATCTGAGGATTGGAATTGAGCTTTCCCTGCAGCTCCGGGTACTTCGCGAGCAGCAGATCGTTGTCCACCATCTCCGTCAGGAAGATGTTCTTCGACTTCTGCAGATCCCGCACGCCCGGCTCCCAGAAGAAAGACAGAATATCCACCGGCTGCACAGAGATATCCCCGAGTCCGTTCAGCTTCGAAGAATCCCATTTCACATGCCAGATGAGCGTCCCCTGCTTGAGTTTCGTCCACTGGCTGTCCGAATAGACCTCTTCGAAGTCGTTCTGTTCCAGAATGACCGGCAGCACCGAGGAAAGCTTCGCTGCCTCCTCCCGGTCGTCCGGTTCCCGCGGGCGGATGGCCGGGGCCGGATAGGCCGCGATCGCGTCCGCATGCTTGCCCATGATGACGTTGAAGAGCCACGCCGACGTCCACTTGTCATCCTCCGGGTTCCCTTTTTGGATCCGCTGCCAGCTGCGCATGCGCCACCAGTCCTCCGACGCAATGACCCGCGCCTCCAGCGCACTCTTGCCCTGCCGGTATTTCTGCAGCGTGTCCATGGCCTTTCTGGCCTGCTCCTCGCCGATGGCCTTTCGCGCCGTCGGCCCGCTCGCCGTGTCATTCTGCATGGTCGTCTGCATCTGCTCTGTCTGCATTGTCCGCTTCCTCCTTCCGCAGGTCTTCCGCCGTGAGTCTCGCCACTTCGTTCTGGATCCCGTCCAGCACAAAGCCCACGATGACCGGCGGCAGCCCCGCCTCGTTGATGGCCTCGATCAGCCGCCCCCGCAGCTGCACGATTGCCTTTGTGATGTTCATTTCAATCTCCTTCCGCCGCTATGGCCGCATTGCCTGAATCAGCTTGTTTACTCCGGCCTTCATGTTCAGCAGTATCCGTGCATAAATCGGGGCTCCTTTTTTGATGCTGTCAGGCTTAACCCCATCATACATTGCTTGCCTCGCATCTTCATCAACATATCGCAGCCCTCTCCCTATCCCATTAAACGCCTGTCTGACAATGCTTGCCGTTATAGTATCCCCAGGCACAATTGTAGGAACAGTATCAGTCCGCACTAATGTCAGCTCGCCCATAGCGATCAGCTTTTGATACAAGTCATTCATCGCAGCTGCGGTCAGATTCGACACATGCTGCCCAGCCTTGATTTTTTCATCATCATTGTCTGTCCACGCAAAATCTGAAACTTGAACGCGACGGACAAAGTAAAAGCTTATCACGGAGCCGCCTTGTTGTATCCGGTTTAAATTGATGCTTTCGCCCTTGATCCAGCGATCCATCTGCCCTGCGCCTCTGCATATCATAAAAACATATGCCTTCCCATATGTTTTGTAGGCCAGCGTATCTGTGACCGCAATTTCTGTCCCCTCAATTTCTTCGGTCAACGTCGTCATCAGCGTTCCACCATTGTCGGTATAGCATTTTTCCGTATACGTCGCCATATCCTCACCCAAACACCGGCGTTGCGGTGCTGATCCCCTCGATGGACGCTGCATGGAAAATGATCTTCCCGCCTGCGAGCAGCTGGATCCACGCGCTTTCATCCTTGTTCTGCAGATACACAGAGCCCTCTGTCGACTTGATGCGCACCGCAGGGCTGGACAGTTCCACGGCGTAATCCGCGGACGACGAGCCCGTAAAGTTCAGGCTGCCCGCCTCCGTGCTGATCTTGCCATCGGAAAAATTCGTGCCCGCGATCTCCAGCCCAACAGTCACAAGCCCTTCAGTAATGATCTCGATCTCATCCATGATCTGCTTGAGCTTCGTCTGGATGCTCGTACCGTCTAGCTTCAGATCCGTCGCGTTGATTGTTCCGCCGATCTCAGCCCCCGTGCACGTCAGTTTGCCGTTCGCGTCCACCTTGAATTTGTCCTTGATGGAAAGCCCGCTCGTGCCGAAGTACATGCTCGCACTGCCTCCAAATTCATTGGCCGTGCGGAAAATGCTGCTTTCCGAGATCGTCCACGGCCCGAAGGTCGAGTCGGCTGCCGCCGTGATCTTCCCTGACAGCACCGCCCCCGCCGCCTCCAGCGTCCCAGATGGGAAATGCAGCTTCTTGTCGCTTAAATACGCGACCTCCTTCCCGTCCTGCCAGAAGCTCACCCGGTCCGGCGTCACCGTCACCAGCTCGTTCTTCGTCTGGTCGATGACCCGTTCGCCGCCGTCCGTCACCTTCGTCTCGATGTTCCCCACGCCCACGCCGTACACCGGCGTCACGTCGTTGTAATACAGCAGCCCCGTCTTGATATACTGCTGCGAATTCACCGAGAACTGATTGTTGACGCCCGCCGTGTAGTCATACAGCTGTTTGATGCCGACGGAATTGCCCTCGATCGTCAGCTGCGTCTTTTCGAGATACTTTCCGAAGTCCGAGATCGCCACATAGCTGCCCGACAGCTTCGTCGACCACGTCTCCGAATTCGCCGCCGCGAAGTCCGCTGTCTTGATGATGAGCGACTTCAAAGCCGCGTATCCCGAAAGCGTTGTCTTCTTCTCCGCCTCCGGCAGGCTGTCCGCGTCGATTGCCTGCGCGATCTCCGTCAGCGTCGCCTTCGCCGACCAGTCCGCCAGATTCAGTTGCTCCGTCACGCTGCACAGATACCTGCGCATGCTCTCCAGCTGCTCCTGCGTCGTCTTCCCCGCGATCGACGGGTATGCAAGTGTCAGACTACCCATGTTGCACCTCCCGTCTTACACATCGCTTCCTGCCTCCAGGACTCGCGCCAGACTGAACAGCTTCATCTCGCCCTTTCCTGTCAGCCGGAACTTCAGATGGTCGCACCGCGCGGGCCGGATCGGCAGCAGGAACGTCCGCAGCCCCCGGCCTTCAATGTGCCCGCAGTGCCGCCACACGCCGTCTGAATCATACTGCACCCAGAAATCGACGCTCGACCCCTTCGGCAGCTGCATGCGCAGATTGATGCGCGAGACGTATTTCTTCCCGACGAGTCCATACGTCATGATCCCCGTTTCCGCCATCCAGCCTACCGGGCCTTCCAGCGTCCCGACGCTGCCGTACACGGTTTTGAGCGTCCCGTCCTCAAGGAAATACAGTTCATCGTCCACCCGCGCGAAGTCCTCTGTGTGGGTGCTGTCCTCCCTGTGCCACAGGCCCTTTCGCGTGTCGTAGACGAACAGCGTCCAGTTGTGCGCCGCATCCTCCATGCTGATGAAGTATTTCCCGCGCACCCCGCCCGCGACGGCATTGTAATACAACTTTGTCCCGAAGCAGCTTCCGATTTCGCTCGGCAGACTCCCGTCGTACACGCAAACGCCCATCCGCGATTTGTAATACAGCCGGTCATCCACCACGACCAGGCTCTTGCTCGACCCATTCTGCACACCCGCGCATTTCTGCACGACCACCTGATGTGCCCCCGTCGCCGACGGATACACCCGATGGAAGCAGTCTTCCTTGAAGAAGATCGGACTGTCGGCCAGCGTCGCCGCGCCGGTCCACTTCCCGTCCGTGCCGCAGCTCGCGCGCCACGAATCCGTCGACACGCCCTGGTAGCACTCCCAGTTCTTAAAATCGCCCAGCTTGCAGCAGTAGATCTCATTGACGGTCTCTCCGTCCGCCACGCCGTACTTGCAGCCCCACAGCCGGTTCCCGCTCTCGGTGATGAAGTCCATGCTTGGGACCTTCCGCGCCGTCTTCACGGTCCCGCTCGTCACCTTCGTCGTCTCGTCGACGAGGCCGACGATCACGATATAGCTCTCTCCCACGTCGTACAGGATCTGGCTGCCGTTGAGCTTCTCGACCTGCTCGTTTCCGGTCAGCCCCGAAAGCCGGATGCCGTCGTACTGCTTAAAGCCCTTCCCGATGCCGTTCGCGGAAAGCTTCAGATACACCGTCGGCACGGATACCCACTGGCTTGTTGCCTCTGCCCACTGCTTGAGCGTGTGGAGCTTGCCGGACGTGTCGAGCCAGTACTGCCCGTTCGACGGACTCTCCGGCTGGCTGGCCTGCGTGTAGCTGACCGTCAGCGCCGTCCCGTCGACGAGGCAAAGAGAAATTTCCACGTTCGTGCTCGATGCGTCGAGCACATTCTCCTGCCCCATGTACCCGTTGTCGGAGTATTTTTCGGTGTTGAAGTAGATCCCGTCCGGGAAGATGCACAGATACGCGCCCATGGAAACGAGCTGCTTTTCTCCCGCCCTGATGCTGACAGACGGCATGTAGCTCTCCATGGAAGCGCCATTGATGTAAAGCACCTGATTCTGCACCCAGCACAGTGCATCCTTCGCCAAGATCCCCTGCACGCCATCGATCGCTTGCGCCGTCCCCCGCCTTGGCCGCGGCGCGAGCAGTGGGTACTCGTCCGCCGACAGATTCTCCATGTCGTAAAACTCCCCGTCCGCGAGTTCTAGGTTGTGGTTGTATCCGAGAAAGACCTCCGTCATCATGGTCTGCTTCTCAGTCTCCGTCAGTTGTGGTGCCAGCATGGCCTTACCTCCTTTTCATCATGTCCAGGGGATCAAACAGAACCGGCGGTGCTTCTGCCGGTACCGTCGGCTTGATTGGCCGCGACATGCACATATACCGCCATTCGTCCGCGCAGTGATCCTCCATTTTCGTATCCAGATCCTCCACCTTGTGTTCGTCGTACATGAGCATTGGGATCGTCCGGATGAACGCCTTGCATCCGGCGAAGACGTACATGCGCGGGTATCCATCCGCGTCAAATTGCAGCCGGTAGTGGCACTGCATCCACCCCGCAATGCGCTCGTTGTCTCCCGGTGAAAAATATACACCGTATTTCGCTGCGGTCTGCATGATGCTCTCTCCGCGATCCGCCGCCCAGCACGCCGGGTCGGCGACGCCGATGATGTTCTTCCCTTTGAGCCACGCATGCGTCCGCTCGATCCTGCTGATCTCCGCAAACTGCTTATCCGGGTTCCACTTGACGCCCTCGTTCGGGGTCTTCGTGCATCCGTAAAGCTCCAGAATGCGATAGATCACGCCGTCATAGTCGACCGCCCACCACGCACAGGAAAACGGCTTGCCGTAGCCAAAGTCATAGCTCCTGCAGATCGTCCACCCGTCCGGGATCTCAAACGGCTCAATGACATGCGTCCAGCGCCGGTCTTTGTAGTGTTCCGGATCGTCCCGGAAGTCCTCAAAGAATTGCCCTTCGTAGACGTCCCACCTGCCATACAGCCATGCCTCGCGCAGCTTCGGCGGCAGTGTTTCGAGCTGCTCGATATACTCCGGCTGGATCTGCATCAGGACTTTGTTGTCCTGCACCAGCGCCTGAATGAAGCTGTAGTTTTCCGGCTTCTCTTTGTCCTCAAATCTGCGGTCAATGAACAGGCGCTTGAAATACGCATGTGCCGGGCCGCCCGGGTTCAGCGTGTAGTACGTCCGCTTTGGAAACGGGTTCGTGCCGCGCACGCAGGCGTTGATCTGGTCGATCCACTCCTTTTGCAGCTGCCCGGCCTCGTCAATGAACAGCACGTCGTATTCCGCGCCCTGGTATTGCCCCAGATCTCCCGCGTTGTCGCAGTAACCGAACGTGATCGTCGATCCGTTTGGAAACCGGAAGGTCTTGTCGGTGGTGTTGTACTTCGCGATCCCCGTCAGCTCTTTTTTCAGCGGCTCGATGTGGTTGTTCCGCAGCTCCGGCATCGCGCGTCTGACGATCAGTATCTTGATCCCCGCGAAGTGCAGTGCCAGCAGCTTTGCCTTCGTCCGCACGGCCCAGCTTTTCCCGCCGCCGCGCGCACCTCCATAGGCTACATGCCGGCGATGATCCAGCAGAAACAGCTTTTGCTTTTCGTTCGGCTCCCCGAAGCAGAGCTTCTTCATTCCGCGTAAGCCTCCGCTTCTGCGTCCATGACGATCCTCTGGCCTTCGTCCTTCTTCTCGCCCTCCGCGTCGCGCTTGTACCGGAACCCATACTCCAGCGCAAACTGCGCGCCTCTCTGAGAATCCCGGTCGAACAATTTTTCCGCCGTATATTGTTCCACGCGCGTCTGCGCGCGCGAAATCGTGTCCATAAATTCTTTCCTGGCCTTGTAGTTGTACAGACTTTGCCTGCTGGAAAAGCCCAGCGCCAGCGCAAGCCCCGGGATCGTTGGCGGCTTCCGGTTCACCCAGACCGGTGTCCCGTCTTTCTGGTTGAAAACGATGTCCCCGTCCTTATCCCGCAGGATCTCTCCCTTGCAGCTCTCAAAATACGCCTCGATCAGCCTTTCGATCTGCTCCACGGATTCATACTTCGGTTTCCTCGCCATGGCTCACGCCTCCCTTCTGCTTTTCAGCATAGCGTATCCGGAAAATCTTTTCACCCCACGCACGCAGAATGAGCGCATACGGCGTTCCGCATGCGCTTCGGCTCTCATTCTGTTCTTTCGTAGTATCGGAGCTTCGCCGCCGCGATGCTGCACCGCACGTAGTCAAAGCTGGCGCAGTATCGCGTGATGTAGTCTGACGTCTCCCGCCGCTCAGGAAATGCGAGCACGCATTCTCCCTCGCAGCGGATCGTCTCTTTCCCGGCTGCCTGCCAGAATGGGCAGATATACGCCCTGTGCCAGTAGTCGCTCGTCCCTATCACCCTTTCGTTTTAAAACCTTACGCATATACAAGGTTTAATTTAAGCGGCTGCCCGTCCGCTTTTTCTTGCCCTGTTCTTTCCGTTTACGTTCGTCCGCGTTCCGGCGGGATTACATATTTAAAATAGAGATACCCATACTGTGTGCCTCTCGCCTCCACCAGCACATAGCCCCGCGGCGCCACCGGCGGTCGCTCCACGCTGTACTCGCGCACCGCCTCCGTCGCGGGCTCCGGCTCCGGCCGGACGCAGTTCCTGCTTGCCTTGTACCTGTGCCCGCCGAACTCTTTTCTCCAATGCGCGTGCAGGTAGTCAGCCAGCGCCTTATAATCCCGGCCGTGGTCGACTTTGTTTCCATTTTCGTTCATGTAATAGTTGTGTTCCCGCAAATGCCGAACCTCGATCACGCTGCCGAGGCCCCAGATCCTGCCGATCTCCTCCTCCGGAATGCCGTCCGAGATCATGTGCAGATGGAACCGGCTCGTCGACTTGCCCTGCCCGTAGACAATCACGATCTTGGCGTTTGGGTATTTATATAGTAGGCGGCGGTAGAATCTGTCCCGGATGAGTTTCATCTCGGTGGCAGTATGTACCTCGTTCTCGGCGTCGAGTGTCAGCGTGGAATACAGGCTGGTCGGGCCGAAGTTGGCATTGACGAGCGCTTCCAGCTTCCCCTCGGAGATCTTCCGGTTGAATTCGTCCTGCTCTTCCCGCGTCTGGAAGCGCGGCTTGCGCGGTTTGCTGGTCTTTTTGTCCGCACCGTCGGACACGGTATACACGATCTGTGTACATACCTTCCCGGCAAACAGCCGGCGCTTGTGCCTCTTTGCCATCATCCACACCTCTTTCTCCCGGGCGGACAGAGCCGTCCGCCCCTACAGGGCCATCTGCCCGCTCAAAGCGTGGCCGGAGATTCCGGCCATGCGTTCAGCGGATATTGCCGTTGTCCTTGTGCCCGCACGCCATACACGTGCGCGTATCTGTTTTTTCATCCCAGTAGCAATAGCCGACAGCCCCACATTCCGGGCAGATTCCCCACGGGCCTTTTTTGCCCGCAGGATCTGGCCCCGGGCCGATTGGCAGCTTGCCGCATTGTCGAGGTCGTGCGCAAACGCGCCCATGATTCCTGCCATTTTGATCTCCTTTCATACTTCCACGCACTCATCGGCGCGGATATTGATTCTTTTGCCGCCGGACTCGATCACATATCCCGGCGCTTTGAACATTGGGTACCGCTCCGCCCGGTATGTGGCTCCGATCCTTGGCTGGTATTCCGGCCATACCGGGACTTTTGCCGTTATGCGGATTCGGACGAGCCTGTGCGGCAGGCGCTTTTCGCCTTCCGGGCTCTCGGTGCGCAGGCCCTCCAGCTCCTTTGCAAGCTCCCGGCGGCGCTGCTCCAGCTTTTCTGCCTGCACTTTTCCGCGGCACTCCTTCGAGCAGCACCTTGTCTCCATCGTGATCGCGCTCGGTACTTTGTAAAACGTGGCCCCGCAGGCCTGGCAGACCAGCGCGACCTTGTTGGATTTGCCCATAGTTTCACACTCCTTCGTCTGGGGGCCGGTATTCCGGCCCCCGTAGGCAGGGCGGGCTTTCACCGTCTGCGCACCGGCGCGCCGCGCTCGCTTGTCAAACGCTGCGCATTTCCGGGCGAGCCGCCCTTGTCTGCCGTCAGGCGGCTTATAAAAAGGAGGCAAGCGATGCACGGGGCCTATGCGATACCCCGTGTGGGATGACGTTTTTGCGCACGTCTCACGCGCTTTCCCGGCGCACGTGCTTGAGGGATTTTCCGTGCGCCGGGTGCAAAGCCGGGGTTTCCTTCCGCAGCCGTCTCATGGCGGAGCGCCTGCGGCATAAGTCCGATAAAATATGGTTCCCCGGCAGATTGCCTATGTTTCCGGGCGGATGTCCTTGTGGTAGAGTCCGTCCGCGCCCTTTACGAGCGGCAGCGCCCTGCGCCGCACCTGCTCATCTGGATTCCAGCCGCATTTCAGGCAGCAGGCCGTCGTGCGGTTCATGCAGGCGTTCCCGCTTTTCGGCAGGCCGCACGGCATTCCCGTCCGGCATTCGTTTTTTTCTTCCGGCATTTTTAAATCTCCTGTATGTCGATTCCAAATTTTGACCGCATGAATTTCCGGTTGCGCAGATACTCCTTTGTCCGCGTCGGCTTGGACTTCACATCTTCGACGACGAGCTTGCCTCCGAATTTGTACGAAAAGTCCGCCGTGTACCGCACTGCGCGTATGCGCTCACCGGTTTCGGTGATGTAGCTCTCTTGCAAGGTGAACTGCGGTTGCAGGCGCAGATCGGAGATAATGCCAGCCCGGAGCATCACCATCAGCTCGTCATACCGTCGCGCCTCCTTCTGGCTGTCGAACCGGACCCCGGCCCGCTCGGCGGGCGCGTTGTGGTACTTGGCCGCAGCCTGCTGCGCCTGTGCCTTCGGAAGCACCTGCCGCGCGTAAGCCTCCCGCATTCTGGGCGGCATATCCGCCATTCTCTCAAAGCGCAGTCCGTTCATTCGGTTATGCCGCCCATCTGCGCACCACAGCAATAGCAATATTGAGAGCATCCCGCAAAAAAAGCGCCTACTTTTGTACCACAGACTGAGCACTCCCATGTACTCCTTGATTTCCGCACTTTCTTCCACCACCCATGCACCACCGGCGCAACGTCGGCGGCGGGCTGCCGTCAACAGGCACTGTTTTCCCAACTGTTTTTACTACACCGACATTCCCATGCAGACTTTCTACATAATCTCCGGATTTAATTATCATATACACTCCTCCACATCAGTTTTTCCGCAGTCCAGATAGACTGTGACCATCTTGCCGCATTGTTCGCAGGTTATTTGCACGTTTGCATTTGATGAGCTTACAACTATTGTTCGGCCCTTGTGTTTAATTTCTACTGTCCCGTTCACGCCGCAAACTCCGACGATATGCCCGTTTGGGCAACGTATGAGCTGACTATTGCATAATTCGTTTTTTGGTTCATGGTGCTTGCAGCACGCCGCGATTTGGCAGTCTCCGTAGTTCGTCGCATGCGCGCATGCAACGTTTTTTCCATTGCAAAATCCGCTCATTGCAGCTCCTCCACGAAGCACCATGACTGTGGCGGCTTCTGCACAAAGCATCCAGAGTCCGTGCATTTCTCGCAGTCCGGGATGGCAAAACCGAGATCTGAATACGCGCACTCCCGAAACCACTTTTTGAAGGTGTTGAGCGGCAGCGGCTTATCGTAGAGTTTGAAGTCTGAAATATGCCATCCGTATAATCCATGTGCGCCGTTTGCATACGTCCGAATTTCATCGGCAGTCAGGCAAGTGTGCCGGACATCATCTTCGTTTAGCCAAAATCTGCTGTTTGAAAAAATGTTCGTTACCCTGTCGCAGACAAACTCCCCAATGACCTTGCCATTTCCCGGATATAGGCCGCCCACATCCTTCGCAGTAAAAACGTCTGTTGGTTTTTCAGTAAACAGTTTTCTGTCTTCTTGATTCAATATCCAAAGCATGTCAGGTCCATGTGTGCAGTAGATGTACACCTTAAATGGCACGTCCAACTGGGGCTGTCTTTTACGAACTTCGATTGTCTTTTCACCATTGGCAATCTTCGAGCACCACTTTGGTCTGATGCTGATGAGCACTGCTTGGCTCATTTCTTCACCTCCACGCATTCGTTCCACCGAATGTTGACCCTGTACCCGTTGACGTTGTTGACACTCCCCACGGCTAAAGCCGGGGGATTCTCGCTTCTACGACCGCTGCCTGCACTTGCGAGGTCTACGCAATCTCTACGAGCGTTAATTTGGGCGTGTCCCGTCCTATGGTTGTTCTCCATAAGGATTCCTTTCTACGCCAATAGGCGTAATCCTTCACTCAAGATATTCTTCGCGGCGTTGATATCCCGGTCATGGCAATTCCTCCACATAGCACCATCTTTGTGGTGCTTTAGTAATCGCCGCTGGAATTATGCAATTTTCATCATAGATACAGGCTGTGCTTTCGTACCCACTCTTGTTGCATGATTTGCATTTTTTCCAAGTGTGAAATTCTATCAGTTCCTTCGGCGTATCGTAGATTTTCAGGTTGGAGATATGCCAGCCGTAGCCGACGCCGCCGTCCAGATACTTCTCCAGCTCGTCTTTTGTCAGGCAGGCATCCGCAAGAAGCGTATCAAGTGGTGTGCAGTCCATGTTCCAATCGCAGATGCAATATTTCGGCGGTTCACAGCTTCCTCCTACTCTTACGATCCTTTCAAAAATGTCGTCGCATACAAACTCGCCGATGACCTTTTGCCGCTTATCCCATAAGCCAGTGGTCGGCGCTTTTTCCGTCTTTATGAAAACCGGCTTGCCGTGATACGTCTCTCCATAATTCTCATCGCCGTCTTTCATAATGGTGATTAGCTTTTCCTCCGGTTTTGTGCAGTAGATGTAGCACTTAAACGGCGTATCCATCTTCGGGCGCGTCTTGCGCACCTCAATGGTCTTCCGCCCGTTGATGATCTTCTCACACCACTCCGGGCGAATGCTGATCAAAACAGCTTTCATGCCTTGTCTCCTTCCTCCGGCGCTTCCGGCAGCGGCATCCAGTGGGTGATGTTTTTTCGCGGAGCAAGCCCGTCTGGGCGAAACACGGCTTCTTTATCGGATACCAGCCGCCGCAGTGTTCGGACGATCATGTTCCCGCGCCGGTCTAACACAAGTACAGGCACTTCAAGTTCTGGCATCCGCTCCGTCACCGGAATCCAACTCTGTTTCTCCCGCAGCGCCGCGTTCTCGGCGGTCAGACGCTCGATGAGGTCGGCTGCGTCCATTCCAACCTTGTCAACGTCGCAGCTTGTCCATGTATCCGTTCCCAACTTCTCTTTGAGCCGCCCGTTCAGCTGTTCTTTCTTCCAGTATGGGCACTGCTCGCAGTTACTTGTATGGTCGCCCGGTGTAGACATGCACCGCAGCGCCTGCACGATTTCCTTGTTTTTCATGGTTTTCCTCTCCAATACTCATTAAATTTCTTTCCCGTAATAATCGGGCGGCACCATTCGCGCTGGAAACGTCGCCATTCCGGATCATACTTGCCATCCTCTCCGCGAAACAGCATGGCATACGGCACAAATCCGGCCTGCATGGTCTGCGTCAGGCGCTTTTCAGCATCCTCAAAGCTATCTCCGTCGTAGCCGCACAGCACATAGCAGCACATGGTGTGGCTCGCTGGGCGAAAACCGGCTGCCCGCAGTTTCCTGCCCATTTTGATGAGCGGTTCCAGATCGTCCTTTGTGTCATAGGCTGTATAAAGCCGTGCTGGGTTTACCTCGTACAGCAAATCCGCCTGCCACTGTTGGAGCAGCGCCGGTTCCAGTCCGCCTGAGAATACTGCCGGGTGCTTCTGCCGCTTGAGCATGGCGCAGACAGCTCGGAAATGCTGCTCCGACGTGGCGAGGATGTTGTCGTCTAGGATATTCCAGCCGTCCACGATTGGCAGTTCTTTGATTTCTCCGTGTGCGCAGCGCGGCACGGAGCAGAACCAGCAATCCTTTGTGCAACCGCGCGAGGTGAAGATCATTCCGTCCCGCAGATACAGCCCAGGCGTAAAGTCTCCCATGCGATCATCAAACGCCGGGCCGCCGACCTCCACCGGAACGCCGAGGATCTGCCATGCGTAGTACAGATCCTCGGCCTTTTCGAAATCCCACGTAAACGTTACGGAGATATGTACCTCTATCACGCCCGCCTTGATGCAGTCGGCGATATTTTCGATTGTCGGCGGGCCGAAGAATGCGAGCGCATCCGTCGGCGACATGGCCGTTTTACGCGGGAATACACGGGCGATCATCTTGCCTCATCCCTCCCCGGCGTCAGCTTGGCCAGCATGATCTGCCCCAGATCCGCAACGTACACCAGCCGCCCGCGGCTGTACACCATCAGCTTCTCGCCCTGGATCTCCATCCGGTCGGCCTCGATGTTGGTGATATCCTGGCAGGCGTCACACACAAACCTCATACCAGCGCCCCCTGCCAGGTGTCCGGCTGGTAGCCGAGCTTTGCCACGCTGGCCGTCTGGTGGTATTCCGGCCGCTTGAAGCTGTAGCCCCAGTGCTTGGCCGCCCAGAACAGGGCCGCCGTTTCATCCGCCGCGTGTACCGTCAGCTGGCGGCCGATGAGTCGACGCTCGCCGTCCGGCGTTACCACCGCTTTCAGCACCCGCACAGCCCGGAACCACTCATGGTTTTCCGTGCTGATATTCAGAATAACGATCTCACCGATCCTTGCAGCAGCCTCATCGAAACTCAGCCTGCGCCCATGGCTCTCAACTATCTCGCCAGCAGTCGGAACACCGAGCAGATCATCAAACGATATCTGGCTGTATTCCCGTTTTCTCATTCTAGCCACGCCCGATCCGGAAGCGCGGCGAGCAGCCGTTCAAATTTTCTCGTGCTGTCCTTGTACTCACGGAAATCGTCGGCTTCCATTTCGTCATATGCCTTTTCGATTTCCCTGATCGTATCCAGCAGCGACGAATTTTCGTTGCGCAGGATATCAAAAGTCGCCTTGAGATAATCGTACTGCTGCCGCAGGTCGAAGAATGCAAGCAGAATGCCAAATGCCCAGCCGATGCGCGAAAGCATTTCCGCTTTGGTCAGCCTGCAAAGCCGCTTCCCAGCTTCCGTCTGCGCAAGCCCTTGTTCGTAGCTCGTGAGAGAAAAATAGTCCTCATCCTCACTGTCGTACCCAACCAGATTGTAGCGGTTGCCAATCAGAGCGACTGTTGCATCGTCAAAGTCTCGGTAAAAGTCCTCGAAATCCTGCTCATACAGCCTCATTTGCAGCTCGTCGGCTTTTGCGGATAAATCTGCGAAAGCCATGCGAAATTCCCATTCCGCATCCTCGTCGCCATCGAGTGCATTGAGAAGCGTCTCGTCGTTGTCTGCCTGCTCAATGTAGTACCGCACGCCATTGCAAACCTCTACGATGTCGTCGAGCTCCTGCGTGATGTTGTACGCGCCCATTGAGGCTAGTGCCGGACGCTTGTATCGCAGATTTCTCGTTTTATCGCTCATACCATCGCCCCCGGCCAGGTGTCCGGCTGATAGCCGAGCTTTGCCACGCTGGCCGACTGATGGTATTCCGGCCGCTTGAAGCTGTAGCCCCAGCGTTTGGCCGCCCAGAACAGGGCCGCCGTTTCATCCGCCGCGTGTACCGTAAGCTGGCGGCCTGCGTAATCCACCACGAAATAGTGCTTCCCGGCGTAGCCCGGCTGCTCGACGATATCCGCGCGCTTCGCGGCCCGCTCGCCGGGGTAATTGATGCTATTTTGCCGCATAGCTTTTTCCCCTCCTGTCCTTATTTGCCGCCCGCTCGATCTGCCGGATGGCGGCTCTGTCCGGTTCCAGACTGATCTTGTCCCGGTGGTTGATGTCGTAGATGTGGTTTCGGAGGCTCACATAGAGTGCCCAGCTGCAGCAGCGTGCGCTGCATCCCGGCTCCCGGCCGGGGCAGTCCTTCGCGCACGGCGACGGGATCTGCCGCATGCGCGGCGCGTAGATCTGCGCCGTCATAGCGCTTCGTCCTGCACGCACTGGAGCCAGTACGCCAGCTTTTGCAGCCGCGTCTCCTGCGCCAGCAGCGCGTCCGTTGTTTCGTGGTCTACGCGCGGCATTTCGCACAGGAGCGCCCGATCATTCTTGAGATCGTCCGCGTAGGTGTTCACCGCCTCGATCACGTCCGCCAGCTGGTCAGGGCGGAAACTGACCGGGATCTTTTGCTCCGTCACAGCCAGATCCCCGTCAAAAACGTCGTCAGCGACACGCCGCCGAGGACGGCGGCGATCTCCGTCGCGTGGGCGCAGCCCGCGATGATGCACAGCGCGAAGCCCACGCCCGATAGCCAGATGCACCCCAGCCGCGCCAGCCGCCGCATGGCTTTGCGCCACTGGTAGATCGCCCGGATTCTCTCCCGGCGCTCCTCCAGGCTTTCCCCTTCAGGAACTTCCGGCGGCTCATAGCCGATCCGCCGCTCTGCAAGATTGGTTCTCATTCTGCCAACTCCTTTCTCCATACCTGGCTATCCTCCCGGTTCACGCAGTAGCGCATGGTTTCCTTGAATTCCTCGCCCATTCCCTGCTGGCAGAACGCGGCATAAAATATGTTCAGGATTCGCGCGGCAGCAGCGCTCAG